TTCCTGCTATTTCTCCTTTAGGCATTTTAATCCATGTTACCCACTCTCTATCTAGAAATCCTACTTCTCGCATTAACAAAACTATGTCCAAACTAAGATATGCCATTCGTGAAGAAGAAGATTGCAATATCGAAGATGGTACATTAACTGCTATTCTGCCACCAGGAATAAGAACTCTATAACATTCTTGTAGTACTTTTTTCATAAAACTTAGATAATTATTATAATTCTTTCTATCATTAACGCCGTAATTCATTCCAACATTATAGGGCGGAGAAGTAACAATCAAATGAATTATGTTATCAGGAATTATAGAAAGAGCTTCTAATGCATCAGCATTTATAATTTTATTAACAAAGTCATCAGGATAAATCATCTTTCATCCCCAGTATACGCAAATAGATTTGGCTGCACTTGAGATAATCGTTTCTCAGCTATCTTACAATACTCTGACTCTTTATCTATTCCAATAAAATTAAATCCTTCTTGCTTAGCAGCAACTAATGTAGTCCCTGATCCAGCAAACATATCTAACACTATACCTCCAGGAGGAGTAATCAAACGACAAAGATATTTCATAAGACTTAGACTTTTTACAGTAGGATGATTATTACCTTTTCCCTTTTCTTTTCCATTTGCTTTGTTACCATAGAAAATTCTAGAATATTTCAAATCTTCTTCAGTTATAGGACAATGTTTAAAGAAGCGAGAAGCTGAACCATAATCACCACCATAATCCCTATAAATTACACCACCACCTTTACTGTAGTATAATGATGTATTTCCTCTCTTATGTCCTTTCTTTAACTGTCCACTTTTAGTCATAGGAAATAACTCTTCTACTTCCTCTGAACCATCAAGAATAAGATGAGCAGGAAACCTTCCCTCATTTCCTCTACTAACTGCTTTAAAACCCCAACCTTGATTATTAGTATCTAACTTCTTATCTCCTTTTCTTTCAATAGCTAAATTTTCTCCATCTTCCAAAGGTATACGGCAAGCATCAATATTTAATCCCCCAGTTCCCCATCTTAAAACATTTTCAGTAATACTTTTCTCACTTAAAGGTTTCCTAGCCAATATCCATTCCTCAACAGCTGGTTTTAAAGATGTCCCCCACCCTTCCCATTGAGAACTTTCTGAATTATCTTGTGATTGATTTATTGCTTTACCAATATTATATGATTTAGGAAAGCCAGTACCGAAGACAAAATAGATTTTATCTCGAACTTCAAACCCAGCTCTTTCAATTCCCATAGCTGTATGATGACTAGTGCGAGGGAGCGCCCATACTAATATATGCCCTCCTGGTTTAAGCACTCTTATAACCTCAGAAAAAACTTGATAAATAAATTCTTGAAATTCAAACAATCCTTTACTAGAAAACTTAACGCCAGCATTCATCCAAGATATAGCTTGAGATTTAGTCTTCTTAATAGATGTAAAATCATCCCAATCAGAACCCATAAATGCAATACCCGCAGGAGGATCAGTTACAATACTATCAACACTATTATCTGGAATTTCTTTTATAATTTCTATACAGTCTCCACAAATTACTTTATTAACAAAGTCATCAGGATAAATCATTTATTTTCTCCTATATGAGCAAATAAATTAGGTTGTACTTGAGATAATCTTTGTTTAGCAGCTTCACAAAATTTAGGATCAATCTCAATACCAATAAAATTTCTATTCAATTCTTTAGCTGCTACACAAGTTGTTCCTACACCAGCAAATGGATCTAAAATAATACCTCCTACCCTACAATGTCTTTTAATGATCTCTCTTGTAACTGACAGTGGTTTCTGAGTTGGATGTAAAGTCTTACCTTCTGCATCTTTTATCCTTTCCTTTCCTCCCACAATAGGAGCATAAAATACATTTAACATTTCTTTTTGAGAAAGAAAAATAAAATTAGGATTACGTTTAGTATTCTTGTTTTTTAAAGCCCAATACATCAATTCAGTTGCTTGTCGATATCCTATGAGACGAAATTGAGGTAAAGGATTAGTTTTTACCCACACCAATATTTGCTTTGGATGCATTTCTTTCCTGAACCATCTCCCATAGATATCACATTGCTGTTCAGACATCCATACAACAATGCTTCCAAATTCATTCAAAACCCTTTTACTTTCTTCTAAAAAAGGAATGGGATCAAAATTATAATCCCATTCACCAAAATCCATCGTAATATCTCCGTTCTTACCACTTCTGTAATCTCTAAATATTTTATTATGTTCACTAATATTATATGGTGGATCAGTAAATACTAAATCAATACTATTATCTGGAATATATTTTAAAACTTCTAAACAATCACCACATATTATTTTATTTAAAAAATCCTCAGGAAATTGCAAGATTCGATAATCCTCCATCTTTTACAATCAATAAAGTGTCATCAAAATATTGCTTCAAGGCATTATTATGGCTAATTACAAAAACAGTAGAATCTTGATGTATCTCTTTTAGTAATGATATTAAATTCTCGCACCCATTGTCATCTAATGTATCAAATATTTCATCATAGAAAAATACATTTACTTCTTTTGATTTTCTAGACCTAATTAAATCTTGTATAGCAAATAAGACAGCAATATCAATTCTCCTCTTTTCACCAGAAGAACAAGAATTATAACTCATACTATTTCCATCTACAATTATTTCTAAATTCAATTTATCTATTTCCATATTTTTCTTTTGTGAAGTTGTAGGAACAAAACAAACTTCCATTCCAGTAAAACCTAATGCTTCTATATACTCATTAATTCTTTGATTTAAAAAGTTAATATAAGAGTTAATTATCCAACTTTGGATTCCTGATTTACTAAATCCAGATTTCCAAAACTCTAATATTTTATATCTTTTTTCCTTGTCTTCTCTTTCCTGTAATAACTGCTGTAGTTTATTTTTATTTTCTTTTAACTCTTCCTCCTTTTCTTCTTTCCATTCTTGCAACTTTTGCAATTCATCTTCTAAATTCAATTCATTTTTATGTGAAATTAAAGTCGAAAGGGCATTAAAAGAAGCACTATGTAAAGACTTATAGTTTCCTATTTCCTTTAACAAATCTCCTCTTTTTCTTAATAAGGTTTCCAGTTGTGAAAAGTCATATTTCTTTTCTTCTTCTTCTAACTGTTTAAGAAAGATTTCTAATTCTTCTACATTCTTCTTTGTCTCTTCCAGTTTACCTAATTCTATTTCTAAATCCCTAGTTGATGAAGCTAGCACTTTTGTCAAATCTTTTTCTTCTATTATTTTTCCACAAGTAGGACACGGTTTACCTAAATATTGATCTGCTAATTTATCAATACTATTCTGTAATTTTTCTATCTTTATCTGTATTATCTTTTTTGTTGACTGAAACTCAGCATATTTAGCATTAGCTTCTTTTAATTTATTCTTTATTTGTTCAGACTGTTTCTTGCTTTCTAAATCATATTGTTGTATTTCATTATTTACTTTATCTAATTCCGAATTTAAATTTTCTAATATTTTACTATACTTTTCTACCTCTTCTTCCTTCTCTTTTATCTGATATGATATTTCCTTTTTTTTATTTTCAAACTCTTTTTTTCTTTCCTCTATTGTTGTATTTATTCTTTCAATATCTTTAATAATTAAGTCATACTTAGATTGCAATTGTAATATATTACTATTAATTATAGCATATTGCTTATTAATTTCATCATATTCCTTTTTTACTTCTTCATAACAATGAGAAAATATTTCTAAACCTAATATTTTTTCTAATATCTCTTTCCGTTGTGCATCTCCCCCCTGTGTAAATACATTAGCATAGTTATGGCAAAAAATAACAGAATTCAAAAAGGAATCTAAATCCATTCCTAATATTTCTTCTAATAACTCTTGATTCCTTGTTGCAGTGCCTCTATTTAAAATAAGATCATTACAAGTTATTAATAAATCACTCTTACCAAATTCTCTTCTTCTTGTAACCACATAATTATTTCCATTGTCAGTAAAAGTAATTGTTACTTCAGCAGGTTCATTATTAACTATATTAATTACTTCATCAGCTTTAACACCTTTTATAGTTGTTCCATATAATCCCCATACAAAAGCTTCTACAATAGAAGATTTACCAGAACCATTTGAATCCATTCCCTCTCCATCTCTATTCTCACCTAATATCAATGTTAAATCATTAGTGTCAAGAGGAAGAGTAATATTATCAATAGAAAAGAAATTTTTAATAGTTAAAGTATTAAATATCATTTCTTTCCTTTACTTTATTCAGAGTTTTAATTCCATAGTCAATAACTAAATTTCGTTTAACTTGACTTAATTCTTTAGATAAATTCATACTTCTTTCCAATTGATTACCATTAACAACTTTTAATCCAATCTCTTCAACTTCATCCGTAATAATATATTGGACTAGCTTCTCCAAATTTTTTCCTTTAAATGCTCTCCAACTCTGTTCATGATCTTCTCCGGGCGTAGGATTTTTCAACCAGTCTTGTTTATGAATCTCCTTTGCCTCTTTCAATAGCTCCGAAATGTATTTGTACGTTTCTGCTCCAAATTGTTTTTTCTTTTCTAAATACAATTTCTTCAGATCCTCGAATTTCATAGCTTTTACTCCTTTAAGCCAATGACAATATATTCTATAGGATAAGCTTCAAAACTTGCTTCATGGTTAGGAACAAATCTGCCCGTTTTTTCATCCCGTTTTTGGGGAAGAATTTTAGATGGAATCTCTCTTTTTATCAGTCTATCAATTTTAAAGCCAGAGTGCTGCAAGCTTTCAGCAAATACTTCGGCATTTAGTATATCAACACCTTTTAATTTCGTATCTCCTATAACATAGCAACATCTACCTCCATTTTTTAAAACTCTATAACTCTCATCAAATACTTCTTCCATATCGATGAAAAAAGCTTCAATCTCTTTTGCAATTTTCTTGTCCTTTTTTGAAATTTTATCAACTATATCCATAGCAATTGAGCTTTTTAATCTTTTATTCTCGTATTTTTTGAACGATGTCCCTATAAACCCCTTTTTATATTCTGTTAAATCATTTGCCAAATCAAGCCATATAGTTGACAACTGATGTAAGTCTGCATATTCATAACTGGTCACATAAGGACTCGAAGTTACAACCAAATCTACGGTCTCATCGACCACAGGTTGCTTCCTTGCATCTCCAATTTTGATTTTTAAGTATTGGCTTAGATTCTCTCTTACTTTAGGGGGAACAACTTTATAGAAAGCGCTGTTCCCCCTCCGCATTTTCATTAGCTGTCTCTGAAAAGCATGATAAGGTTTAGCTGGCTTTTTCTTTAAATCTCTAGTTGGTTTTGTACTTCTTTGAAGCCACAAAGAACAGCTTTTCAAAATATTACTGAAGGCAACAAGAAAAAAGTTCCTAATAATCTCGTCTTCTTCACTATAAATGACTCTTAAGATCTTACCCAATTCATTTTTATTTTCTTCGGTAAACCAATAGTTGATTCTATCAATGTGCTTTTGAGGGATTAAAGGTTCGATCTTACTCCTGTTAAATAATGTTGCTACATCTAAAGCCTCTAATCGGGACATAAGCTGCCCAATTTTTTTATTGAGATATTCTGGTTGTATTGGTGTTGATTTCACCTTTGTTATAAGATAAGCAATTTTATTTATATCTGTCCCACTTGCTTCAAATCCCATAGAAATAGCAGTGACAATGGTCGTCCCACACCCCATAAAAGGATCGTTTATATGTGCTCTTTTGCTAGATATATATTCATCAACTAACTTCTCAACTAATTGGGGAATAAATTTGGCTGGGTATCTGTGGTAACTATGAGTCCACTTACCAGTATCTGACGGCTTGTATCCTACAAACGACCAATCTTCATCCACTTCTTTCGTATTAAATAAATGGACAATCTCTTCTGATAACTTTCTTGTTTGAAAAGCTATGCCATTGGTAACCGTTTTTACCGTTGTTTCCATATTATCTTCCTGCATAGTTATAGATCACCCTTTCGCTCAGATTATCAATAGAAAAGAAATTTTTAATAGTTAAAGTATTAAATATCATTTCTTTCCTTTACTTTATTCAGAGTTTTAATTCCATAGTCAATAACTTCTTCAGTAACAGGTAATTGATTATTATTTTCAACCACATATTTTCTAATCATATCTTCGTATCCCATTTTCTGATCATCCAAAGCTCTTTTAACAACTTGAGATTTTTTATGTTTTTGTTGCAGTCTAAAATGACTAATATCTAGTCCCATATTCTCCAACTCCTTCCGTAATAATTTATCAGGAATATCAGAGCTAATCCAGTAATAATTATTAAAGTCTAATTTTAATTCAGTAATATTATCTTCTGTTAAATCGATTTTAATAAAGCGAGGAGAAATATCATTTTCAATATATTCTATATTACCCTCATCATAAACAGCAAAATAAGGAGTAAAAGATGCATCAGAAAAAGAATGCTGTATTACAGCACCTATATAAGATATATTTTCAGTCAAATGCTGATGAATATGGAAATGACCAAATAACATCTGAGCATTAGGAAAAGACTTCTGTAAAATATCTGTGGTCAAATAAGAGTCTTGATAAAGATGGTTACCTACATTAGCACCAGAAATCCCCAAATGTGCAATTACTAAATCTACTTCAGGGTATATTTGTTGCATCCACTCCTGTTCATTCTCTCTATATGGTAAAAAAGCAACAGTAGTTCCTTCTATTTCCTTAATAACAAAGCTTTTATAAACATAAGCAATAGAAGAAAAGGTATCTAATGAAGTAAAATTGTAATCCCATTGATCATGATTGCCTGGAATCATATAAACATTTATTGATTTAAAAGAGGATAATGATTCAAAAACTGTTGATAAAACAGGAGAAGGAACAGAACTACGAGAATGAAATACATCACCAGCAATAATAAAATTATAGATATTATTTTCTTCACATTTATTCTTCAACCAAATTAAAAGATCATCTAAATTCCTTAATCTTGAATTAACCAAATAAGGATCTGATTTTGCAAACTCCTTATACAAATGAGCATGGAGATCGGCAATTATAATCGCTTTCATACTTCATCCCACAACTTCTTATCTATAATTTCTTTCAACTCAACATTAAATATTTCTTCTACCCACTGAGACTTTCTAAACTTACCACTATAGAATTTCTGCAGTTCTTCATCTCGTATTTCAAACCAACCACCACCTTGATTAACCCATTTCTTTTCTACACAAACATCTAAATAAGAGTGTGGTATTCTTATACCATCAATAAAGGAAAGTTCAAATTCAGCAGTTCTGAAAGGAGAAGCTATTTTATTTTTCTCTACTACTACTTTACTTTTTAATCCTATTATTTCTCCGTCCTCTTCTATTTTACCCATACTATCTAATTTCAATATTAAAGTAGAATAAAATTTAATTGCTCTACCGCCAGGCATAATATCCTTACTTCCATAAAACACACCTACATTTTCTCTCATTTGGTTTATTAATAATAAAGCGATATTACTTTCAGCTATATCTTTTATTATTTTACGCAATGAACCGCTTAATACTTTAGCTTGTTGACCTGGTTGCAAATCAAAAAATTTATCCTTCTTACTCATCTCAGAAGCCACAGGAGTTGCTGCTAAGGAATCCCAAACTATTAATCCAAAAGGCACCTCTTCATTATTCTTTTTCTCGGCTACAATCTTATTAATTATTTCAAATGATTCTTCCATTGTCTCAGGACGAAGATGAATCAAATTATTATAATCAATACCTATTCTTTCTCCCCGTTCAGGATCAAAGGCATATTCAGTATCAATTAAGACAGACAAGCCTCCTTGCTTCTGAGCTTCAGATAATAAATGTAATCCTAAAGTACTCTTTCCGCTAGACTCAAATCCATACAATATGGAAACCCGGCCACAGGGAATGCCGGGTTTTCCAATTGCTAAGTCTAAAGATGGGCATTGAGTAGATATATATCTGGTAATGGGAGAAGAAATCTCCATCTCCCAAGAGTGAACTACTGCTTCTTCATTAATTTTTTTAACCGCTTCTACAAAATTCTTAATATCCATTACTTTACACCTTAATAGACTTACCACTACTTTGTAATGCTTTTAAACAAGGAGTTGCAAATTCACATTCAAAACAAGCTGATCCTTGATTGTATTTACCAAAACATTCTGGTTGAACCCAATCTATATCTTTATTTTCAATTTCTTCCTCATCTTCTTCTTCAACTGTATGATTAATAATGCTGCCATATAGAAATTCTTTTAATTGATCATAAGAATAGACAGACAAAAATTTATCCAAATCATGTAACTGATCCAACCATTCTGGATTAGCTATCGCAGTCTGCTTTACAGAAGGGATAATAATATATGTTGTTTGCCTTCCTTCTCCTTGTTTAGTTAAAAGGATATCTCGTCCTGTTTCTGGGTCAGTGAAATCACCATAGTCTTCTGAGTTAAAGAAATTAATTAACATATTCCATACTTTAACTCCTGAAGAATAAACTTGAACTCCACTATCTGGGTCTCTTAAATCCACAATATTATAAAGAAATTGTTGTCTTGCAAACATTTCACTTGCTTCAGATTGCTCCTGTATAGATCCAGAATGCAAATTCTTATCAATATATTCACAAATAGGGCAGGGAGATTTATAACCAGATGTCTTACGTGGGCAAACAACCATCCTATTATCTGCTCCTACTCTAAAGTGAACATATAAACGTTTATAAAACATTCCTTCTGGAGACCAGGGAGGTAATATTCTAATACGATTCTCTCCTGATTTAGGTTTCCATAGTTTAACAGTACCTCTTTCTAAATCCTCTTTAATCTTATCTCTGTTTGGTTTATAATATGGCATAATGTTTAACCTCCTTATTCATTAATTGAATTAATATCATTTCTAAATTGCTCCCTTAAATTTGCACTTAAACTTACTAGCATATCCTTCTTCTGTGTCAAAGCATCTTTAACTGTCTTTAACCCATTTAATAACCCTTTTAACATATTAAGTTGCATCCTATAATATACTATTTCATTATTTGAATTAATCTGAGCTTCAATCTTTCCTTCAGTAGTCTTAACATTATTAAGCTCTGCTGAAGCTCTAATCCCTAACTCTTCTTGACTTTCAAATGCTTCTAATAAAGTTTTGAAATTATCATAAAGCATTTCCACATCATTAAGAAATGATGAGTAATGATAAAAAATAGCAGAGTGCTTCATTAGTTCTCCATCTAAAAAGGTTTCATCAATTTGTAAATCTGTGGCAAGTTGACTACTTAAATTCTTCCACTCTTCATTGTATTTCTCATATTGAGAAACTAATTCATTCAACTTACTTTTAAAATTAATACTTTGCTCCAAAAAATTCACCTCCCCAAAGTTGGTATATCAATTATACTAAAGTATAACATGTATGTCAATACCTTATTCCTCAATTTCAATTATTTTTTCTTCAATTTCTTTCAAATTATTCAATATAACAGTTTCTATTTGCGATAAAGATATAAATTTGTTCCTAGCTTCTTCCAATACATTGTCTGAAAAAGGAACTAAATTAGCATAACTATATCCAACTTCAGCTTCAGCTTCTAATGGCACAATTAAAAAGGGTAAATTTATATTCTCCATTATGCTTTTCACTACAGGAAAAATTGAAAATAATTCTTCTTCTGGACATTCAACTAATATTGAATCGTGAACCGTTAATACTACTTTAGCTTTTGTATCCAATTTTTTAAATGTTTCAATAATACGATAAAGAGCTAACTGAGTAATATCAGAAGCAGTTGCTTGAATAGCAAAGTTAATAGCTTTTCTAATAACACCATTTAATATACTGTTCTGTTTACTTGAATCTAAAATACCTCTATTTACCATATCTATTTCATCATAAAATCTTCTATATCTTCCTAATGGACTACGCACATACCTCTTTCTTAAAACTTCAGATTTAACTTGATCCATATACTCTTTTACTTTTGGGTATTGATGAAAATATTCTTGCATAAACTTATTTGCCTCTTCTTCAGAAATATTTAATCGTTTACTAAGTCCAACAGGAGACATACCATAAACTAATCCAAAATTAATACTTTTAGCATATTGTCTTTCTTCTTTAGTTATATCTGTTTTATTAAATATCTTCTGAGCTGTATAAGTATGAATATCAATTCCCTGTTGATATGCTAAACACATATTGGGATCTTTACTTAATGATGCCAAAACTCGAAGTTCTATTTGTGAGTAATCAAAATTAATAAATATATTACCTTTATCAGGAACAAAAGAGCGCTTCAAAAAAGAAATATTTTCCCTTGCTGGTATATTCTGTAAATTAGGATCTGAAGAAGATAATCTCCCTGACACAGTAGAAGTAAGATGAAAATTAGTGTGAATCCTATTATCATGAGATATATTATTTTTAATTTCATTTATAAATGTAGAAGTCAACTTTTTTATTTTTGCATACATACTTAACATTCTAGGCAGTTCATGATGAGGAGCAAGCTGTCTAATAACTTCTGATCTTGTAGAAGGTGTTTTATTTTTATCAGTATATTCTAAAACAGGAAGTTGTAAAATATTAAATAATACATCTGCCAAATGCTGATGTGAATTAGGATTAAACTCTTTATTATTAATTTCTTCCCACTTCTTTACTACTCTTAAACTTTTTATTCTTTTCAATAAGTCATTTTCATAATTTTGCAAAGTATTACTAATTTGTTCGACTGCCGGCACATCTACACCAATTCCCACCTTTTCTACTTTAACTAAAGCACTGGAGAAATGCATTACCATCTGTAAAGTATTTTTCAATTTCTGTTCTTCAATTTCCTTTTTAAATTTCTCATATAATAAATGAGTTGCATAGGCATCCATAGCTGAATATTCAATAACTGTTTCTGCATCTATTTGTTCAAGATCACTATAAAAATCTGTTACTCCTTGAGCATAATTACCTAAGTTTGTATATTGAGAAGCCAATCTTTTTAATCCTAACTCTGCTTGTTCATTTAATAAATATTGTGCAATCATTGTATCAAAGGTAGGAACAGCATCAATATTAAAAATTACATCTAACCACAATGAATCAAACTTTCCATTATGAGCAACAAGATTTTTATGTGTAGTAAAAAATTGATGTAATAAGTTAACTACAACAACTAATTCTAAATCAGAAAACGGAGAGTATTTATAATATAATGGAATAACAGCAGTAGTATTACCATCAGATAAAGACAGCATTAATATCTTACTTTTTTCCTTAAAAGGTGATAAAGAGTTAGTTTCAATATCAAAAGCAATAGTTGAATCGGGGCTAAATAACTTCAAGATATTTTCTAATTCTTCTAAATTATGAGGATATAAATATTTAATTTTTTCTCTCTTGCTTGCTGATAATAGAGACTTAGATTTCTTTAAATCATTTTCAAAATATTGTTTTTTATTTATATCTCTTAAAATAGCTGCTGGATGAAAAGTAGGTATAACCCAACAGTTAAATTCTTCATTCCATTCTTCCATTCCTCTGTATTTATTAATTCCATTTTTATGCAATAAAGCACGCAAAGGAACTGAACCAACTAAAATAATTAATTTTCTATTTTTAACTTTTCTAATTTCTGAAATCAAGTTATCTCTACAACATTGAATTTCTAATATACTAGGAGTTCTATTACTTCCTTTATCATCTTCAGGATGACATTGAACAGCATTAATAATAAACAGTTTATTTTTATCAAAACCTACTTTATCTAAAGTCTCTCTTAATAATTTTCCCGACAGCCCACAAAAAGGAATACCATTTTTAATTTCTAGCATGCCTGGAGCTTCTCCTATCACAATCACTTCAGCAGTATCATAATTTCCTTCAGGAGGTACTCTTATTTTATTATATAAAGGACAATTAACACAATTCAAATAAACTTTATCTTGATTCTCTTGTCTAGAAAATAAACCTAAAGTTCTATTCATCTTATTTCCCTACTTAATAAGATAAACAATACTTTAATTCAACATCAGGAACCGGTTCTGCATTATTAATAAATTCAGTTGCCTTCTTCTTTCCAAGTGAATTAGGATCTTCTCCTACTGGAAAATTAGCAATTTTGACATTAAAAATAGGATAAAAAATATGGCTATATTTTATTGCCTCTTTAACAGCATCTCCATCCCAAGCAAATATTATCTCTTCAAACTTTTCCGCTAAAATTAAATCTATTTGAGCAGAAGTTAACTTTTTACCAAATGAAGCTACAGCACAAGTATAAGCATCTATAGTCTGTAAAGTTAAACAATCAAAAACTCCTTCAGTAATAACTAAACGAGGAAAGAAAACAGCATTATCAAAATTATACAAATACCTAGATGGTGGATCAGCCTCCCATATAGGTGGGTTTAAAACCTTAGGTAATCTGCCTAATATATCTCTACCTATATAACTCATCAACTTGTCATGATAATAAATTGGGAAAATAATCCTACCACCAAAACTTCCCATATTACAATATCCTATTTCATATTTCTCAATGGTTTCTAAATCAATACCTCTATCAAATAGATATTGTAATGCTTTTTCTTTATTTCTTCCTTTCTCAGTTGCCAATTTGAAGTATCCAGAAGGTAATTTACAAGCAATTATTTTATTTTTAACTTCATTCTCTATATGATATTCTTCGATATTATTACTCTCTTCACAATTAATATCAGTTTTATATATTTGTTTAACTTCATATAGTAATTTTTTCAATCCTCCACTCCACCCACATTTAAAACAATGAAAAACACCTTTAGAAGGATTAACATATAAATGATATTTAGAATCTTCACAATGCAAACAATTTATTCTTACTTCTTCTCCCGCTTCTAAATAATCAATTCCTAGCTTATTTAATAATGAAATGAATGTCATATATAACACCTCCCCTATTTAATGAAACTAATAAATACAAAAATTTTAAAAAGGAGATATATCATCATTTAATAAATCTTTTATATATTCTTCTTCTTTTTCCTCTTTTATAGTAGGAAATATCTCCCCAATTTTCATATGCTCAAAATCAGTAAATACTTCTATAACAGCACCGCTTAAATAATTCCTATTCTTATCTACCAATATACGCATCCTATTTCTCATATCATCTTCTTCTGTTCTATTCAAAATTAAAACAACATCAGCATCAGCAACCTTACTCCAACTTCTAGAAATATCAGTTCCTTTAGCTAATGTCTTTTTGGCTCCTTCTCTATTTAACTGAGAAGCAGTAACCACAGATATCTGTCTCTTAACTGCAATTCTTCTTAAATCAGAAAATATTTCACCTGCCTCTTTCCAATCACTTTCATAATGTTTTACAGGACGGAGTAAATCTCCATAATCAACAATCAACAAATCAGGAGCAAAATTTTGTGAATAATAAACCTTATCAATATAAGAGTCAATATTTATTACCGATGTTACTCCTTTAGGTGATTCAATAACTTTAAATTTTCCCCACGCCTTTTTTAATTTATGCTGTTTTATCCTTTCAACTGCTTCTTCAGTATGTTGCATAATATAATCAACACTTAATCCAGTTGCCAAACTCCAAGTTCTTTGATAAATTCTAAATCTAGAAACCTCTAATGTTACATATAAAACATTCTTACCTTGCAACATAGCCGCCCATCCTAAATTGATAAGAAAGGTTGTTTTTCCTTTTCCTGCTCCTCCCACAACTACTACTAATTCTTCTGCTCCTAGTCCGCCATGCAAGCTTTTATCTAATGCAGGAATTAAAGTAGATATTCTTTCTTTTTCTACACCATGTAAAATTCTAGCTACTGCTTCCATATTATCAGCAAATAAATCTAACTCTTCAAATGCTTCTTTTGAATCTCCCAACTCAGTTACAACCTTAGCTACAAACTCATCTACTTTACCTTCCTTAATTAAATTTGCTCCTTCTGGTAATAAATTAATAGCTCTTCTTTGTTTAGATACTTCTGCAATATGATCAATTAAAAAAGCAGCTTCTGCTTTAGTAACTTCTAGTTGATTTAAAGCAGTAAGAAAAGATTCAACTTGCAACTGTGATTGACTAGCTATTGGATCATTAAGAAGAAGAGTAGAAAAGACAGTTTGATCTTTATTAAATATTCCACCATATTTATAATAATAATCTTCAACAATTTCAACCGAACGCTGAATGATTCGGTTAGTAAATAAATCTGGTGATATGTATTTATTTGCACTTAGAAAAAATTCTTGATCAAATAAGTATAAATAAATAATTTTTAACTGTAATTCGTTGTCAGTAATACTAGATGTGTTCAAGGTATTTTCGCACCCCTCTGTCTATCTTTCCACCTTCTTCTAAAAGATCTAACACTTCCTCTTTGTTTAAATTCCAAGCATTTTTAATTCGATTAACAACTTTAGCTAATATCTTCTTTTCTTCTTCCATATCTTGCTTTTGCTTCTTTACTTTTATAGAGTTAACATAATTTAAATAAACTTCTAATGCTTCTCTAGTACCTAAAAATCCAAAATAAAATCTTTTTCCTTTTCTGGAAGAATAAAAATATTGAGCTACTTTATATCCAAATATATATGGGTCAATTCCCCCTAAGTTTAAATCAACAGCTACTTTTGTTAGATAATTAAACATTGAATGCAATCTAGGATCTTGTCTCTTAAAAACATCATAGTATTCATTATATTTCCAGAAATCTTTTAAAGCCGATTCTACACCTTTTCCTAATTTAAATCCTAATTTCTCTTCTTCATTCAATGATTCAAAATAATGCCAAGAATTAGTTTTAGACATGGAGAGAATTATATATAGAAAATAAATCTTTAAAAAAAGAACGAAGTAAAATTACTTCCAAGTTAATCATAACAGGACGGAAAATAAAATTCATATTCTCACCTTCCACTTTAAGATTAATTTCTAATCGGTCTTCTCTAATTTTAAAACTGCGTCCTATATTCAGATACACTAAACAACTATCATACTGATTAATTTCACATATACTTAAATTTCCTATTCCATATGAAACATCTAAATTTGTTTTCTCCAAGTAGTCTATATTATCTAAAAATATATTTCTTTTTTCTTCTTCTGACATAGACAGCCATTTATTAATAACTTTACCTGGAGACAGAGAAGAGATTAAAGAACCAAAAGACGAATAAATCATTTCATCATATTTCTTTTTCTTATCATCTAAAGTTATAGTACTCAATTTTACCTTTTTCACCTCTCTTTTTAAATTTTATTGTGAGTTAATTATACAGAAGAAGAATAATTTTGTCAACTGGGAAAAAATTAAAGCTTATAATTATCCATTTCAATTCTATCCCCTAAAAAATCAACCAGGAGCCTCTCTAAACATTAAATAGTATTTTTATACTACCTTTAAAAGATAGAGGGCTCCTGGGCTAAATTAAAGGGTAATTTTGCAGAATGGAAAGGTAAAAAATTCAGGCTAAAAAAAATAAAAATTATTTTAAAAATATTTTTAAAATTTATATAAAATCCGGGAATAAAATCTAATATTTATACGTTGTATTTTACTGACTGGTGAGGGAGATACTATCCTTAGATGTGATCCTAAGATCCTATCTAAGGATAAACATGATACTTAGTTCCTGGATACCGGATAGAAGGAAGTTTAGCAATTTGGTAATGTTTAAATTAAATGAAATGAAATTAAATTATACTTACTACTTACTGAATTTCATGATTGAATTTAACTTCAATTAAATATAAAATATTTTAGCGAAATTTTGAAATTTTTAGGTTTGGGGAATAAGGGATAAAGGATTTGGTTTTAATATATGGTTATGAGAAAACCCTCCCCACCTCCTTCAATATGAGCCCCTTGTCCTGGCAGAAGGACAGGGGGTTTCTTTTATTCTTTATTCTTCCGCATCAATATATCGTAAGCTAATTTAGTTGGAGATATAGATTCCTCTTTTTCTTCTTCTTCTGCAAGTTTTTGTGCTTCATCTATTATAGAACTTAATTTCTCTTCCTCTTTCTTCATATCCTGCATAAACTTAGGCACCACCATTTGCATTTTTAACCAATCAATAAGAGCGCTTTTTAAATAATATGTTCTTCTTCCAATCTTAATAAAAGGGATTTCATTATTTTTTTCCATCAACTGTAGTTTAGTATAACTGGTCTTAAGAAATAAGCTTGCTTCTCTTCTGGTCAATAATTCATCATCACCGCTTTCTGATATTGATTTGTTGTCCATAAGATTTACCTCCCTTCCTAATTTTAATTTCCTCTATAGGATAATATTTTCTCTGGTTAATCTGAATTTTTACCCATTCTTGGGTGATATCATCATTGTTTATTTTCTTTTTGGCATTAGTATTTATATCCCATAAATAAATAGTGAAGTTTTCTGCTAAGTAAGTTTTTATTCTACTTCCTGAATGTCGAATTAAAACAGGTAAAGACTTATCTATAAAATCTACTACTATTAAATTCTCTTTTCCTTCATACTTTCTCATCCCTCTTCCTACTCTTTGTACTGATTTTATATATGACTTCCCTCCTCCCGCTATTATAATTGCATCTATTGCTGGAATATCAACACCTTCATCAAAAATCGGAGAAGCAATAATGACATTTAATATTCCTTGTTCAAATTTAGACAGTTCTAATTTATCTTTCTGCCCATTACTTTTGCTCCAAACTAATGGAACTCGATGTCTTAATTCTTCCTCCATTACTTTTTGCAATTCTTTACCGTGTTCTACTTCCTTTACTATTATCATTATTCTTTTTTTATTTTCTAGTAATAATCTTTTAGTGCATTCACATATTAATTTATTTCTTTTCTTATTATGTGTAATACCTAATTCATATAATTTATTCCAGCTAGCTCCTCTTATTTCTGGATCAAATGACCATAATTCCTCTCCCTCTTCATTTTCCAGTTTAGAAAAAAATTCTACTAATCTAACTATAGGTTGAGAAAGGTATCCTTGTTCTACAAGTTCTTTAGAACCAACTTCAATAACTTTATTCCCCAGTATTCCTATTACATATAAACTACCATCATCTTCCCTATCTAATGGTGTTCCTGATAAACCATATCTAAAATAAGCATCTGACTGTTCTAATACTTTTTTATATGTATTAGTAGAAATATGATGAGCTTCGTCAACTATAATTAAGCTACAATTTTTTAATAAGAACTGAACTTCTTCAGTGTTTAAATTAGAGTAAAGAGATTGGATAGAAGCTACAGTTATTTTATTTAATTGTTTTATTCCTGCTCCATATAATCCTATTTCTTCTCCTAATCTACTTTCTAATCTTTTCTTAGTTTGCATTAAAAGAGGACGAGTATGCACTATAAATAAAGTAGGAAGATTAAGAGCTTTAATAATACCGCAGGCTACTTCTGTTTTACCGGCTCCTACTGACATATCTAAAATTCCACGCTCATGCTCAATTGCTTTTTTAATAGTTTCTATTTGATAATCTCGTAATTTTATATCATTTAATTCTATATCTTGTAAATTTACTTCAGGTTTATTTCTTTTATCTATTATTTCAGTTTCTATTTGTAAGTCATTTAATAAATCTTTTATAATAGGAATAAACCCAGTTAAAACTACATTGGATCTTTTATTATAAGCTGACACTCTCACTTTCTGTATTTTAGATTTTACATAAACTGTGCGTAAATAAGAAAGGCGTAAATAAATAGTATTCTTTACCCTTTCAATTTCTTCTTTAGCTGAACGAGGAAATTGAGGTAAAGGTTGAAAAATTAATTTACTATAAGTATTGTTTATTTCAATAATAACTTTACTTTTCATATTTAATATAATATACTAAATTTAGGTTTTTGTCAACAAATAGTAATAAAAAAATAATTTTAATATATTGCCAAAGTTATTTTTTTGTGATATAATAATATTAAATTTTAAATAAATGGAGGTATATATGGCATTAATAAATGTAACACCAATTACTAATAATATGAATTTAAAAATTTTAACGAATAAATTAGAGTTTGATGCTCCACAATTATCGCCTATTGAGACAAATGTGTTTGGTAGCTATTTAATCTCTTATGTAGTTAATTCATTTGCTTATGGATTTGTTCCTCAGTTAATAGCTTCTACCTGTTCTAGAGATGACATTTTATTTAGAGTATCTACAAAGGAAGAAATAGAAACAGTAATAAAAAGTAATAACCCGATGATATTTGAGATAGACCCACATTCCTATATAAGCATTACTAAGTTAGGAAAGGAAGTGGGATTTGATCCTAATTATGTTAAAATTCACCATATGTATAATTTTACTTCTTTCTTATTCCCAGATACTTCATTATTATATCATTTAGGCACCGGTTTATCTATATATTATTCTATTAGTTTTAAAGAAACAAAAGCAATTATGAAATTTTCAAATATAATTCTTGCTGGCAAACTTCCTATTTATTTAATTTCTTCTGACTTTATTCTTTCTTATTATCCTAAAGCATTGAATAATTTATTCTTTATTGAGAAGGAACTTCTTCTGAATTGGAATAATTTTTCTCGCCTTTTTCAGCAAAGCGATTAATTAAATATTTGAAATCAGATATAGTAATATTCTCTACTTTTTCGAGGTGAGGTGAAACTTCAGAAAAAATAATAAGAGGTACTTTATCAAGTTCATTACTTTTTATTAAGTGAGCTTTATATCGTTCAAACAAAGGAATATATTCTGTAGAAGGACGAATAGTAATTGTAGCAGTACCTTGTATATTCAATAATTGATTATTCAATATATTTATATTTTCTTCTGAAAAAGAATTGTATTCTTCATATATCCTTTGTCTCTTTCTCCATTCATATTTTGATACGAATGGAGGATCACAATAAAAACAAGCTTCTTTGTAGTCATACCTGTTTATTATATTTTCAAATGTATCATTCTCAATTTGAACAGGAAGCAAACGGGAGTGCAAATTTTCTAAATGTACTAGAGATGTAGCCCATTTCCTTACATTAGAAGGTGGATAAGATATTGCTGTTCTTACTACATATCCCCATTTTCCTCCTACTCTTTGAAGAGCAGCCATTTTGGTGATAATAAATATTTTTCTTGCTTTTTCTATCTCATCCTGTTCTGATTCTACAGTAGCAAGTGCTTCTTCATACTCTTGACGAGAATATAAAGTATAAGTTAATTTATGCATTAACTTCTTAAACTTTTCTTCATCCTGCAATACACGAAAAAAAGTAACTAAGTCTTGGTTTATATCATTATATACCTCTATCCTACTAGGTGCTTTATCTAAAAGGAGAGAAGCACTACCTCCAAAAACTTCAACATAAGTAGTATGTCTAGGTAAATATTGCTCTATTATATCAGATAATTTATGTTTTGTTCCATACCATGTAATAGCAGAAGAAGATCCGATTTTGTGATTAGGCATGTTTCTTTATTTCTATCCCTCCTTTTCCCTTACCATAGAATGTAATTTCAATAACTTCAAAAGTAGCAGGAGGAAGACCTCGTGCTAAAGCATAATCACCATACTCCATCCATCCAGGAGTAATAACACAATATTGCTGTTTAACAAGTATATTTTTATTATACATATCAGGAATGAAAAATACTTGTGAGGAATCTGTCCAATCATGAACATGAGACATAATTAAGACATCTGAAATTATGATATTACCATATTTGTTTCCCTTGTTTAATTTACTTCCTTTTGAAGATCCTCCACCCCTTCCGTGAGTATGATATATAGTATAAATAAAAGGTTTATTGTTTCTTGGTTTATGCCCTACTCTTAGTTCAATTAAATTACCTACATAATGAAAAGGAATTTTTAATTCTCGTGCTATTTCTAAATTAAAATCATGTCCCTCGCTTCTAGTATCATGATTTCCAGATGTAATACTTAATATTTTATCTCTTAAAGGAGATAATATTTTAAGAGCTTGAGCAATTTGTTCATCAGGAGAAGTGTATTTTAAATTATATATATCTCCTACGCTAGAAGTTGTAACTCCTTCGATTATATCTCCGTTTAATATAGTATAAGTATTGTCTTTATTTTTAATATAGTCAATTACTTTAGTAATATAATCTTCTCTTGCTAATTTATTTCCAATATGTAAATCACTGAGTGGCACAAGAGATACTGCATCTTGTTGAAGGAAATCATAGCGTAAGAAATTTAAATTGCAATTTTGTTTGAATCCAAAACCCATTCTCTAACCTCCCTATAATAATCTTTATTACAAACAAGCATTTATAAATCTAATGAGCATAGCAATAATAACTGAGCTTATTATTCCAATCCATACATCTGATATAGATATCTTATGTTCTAATTGTCTTATCCTATCTTCATGTTTATCAATTAGACATTCTATATTGTCCAGTTTATCTATTAAATCTTTTATTTGCTGATTTTGTACTTTGACTTCTACAAGTAAATCTTTTAAATCCCCATTAGAAAATAACTCACTCATACTTATTTCTCCTTTTGATTTTATTCCTTAATTTGTTATCTATATATACTATTCCAATCAGAACAATAAAAGTTAAAGAAATACCTACTAATATATACCATGATAAAGTCATTTTATTCCCTCTAAATAAATAGAAGCTGGGATTGTTACCATCCCCCAGCTTCTAAATAATAAGATACATTAATAATTAATATATTAAGCTCCACCAAAAAATAAAGAAATCCAGACAGTTGATTTTCTTTTATTAACTTTATTTTTCTTTGTTGATATGCATAACACCATCTGCACCTATCCAACAAATCCAGTTATCCCCTTCTGGTGGAGTTTGATGAGAAGCAATTTCACTTAATATTGCATCTATTTGTTTATCAATATCTACTGCGACCTGTTTGGATATAATGTCAGCATCTATTCTAAAATCTTCCTTCCATAACTGCATCATTAATTCTAACTTTTTTTTATTAGAATAATATTTTATTTTGTCTTGTATCTCAGGGTCGATACTAATATTATGAAATATTTCTACAGATTTTTTAGTGAATAAATCAAACAATTTGAGCGTAGTTTGTTGCTTTTTATCAAATATTGCTAAATAAAAAGAATGTATTTTATTCCTTGCGAAAAATACCGGTTATATTGTATAAAGCAACAAGGATATCAATTATAGCAGAAGATATAGATAAAATAGTTGCTTTAGCGATTGGCAATGGAGTTAGTTTATTAATTTCATCATACATAACTGATATCATATCTAATACTGCCTGTTTCTTTTCAGGTCCATTACCGGGTGCTTCTACTATTTTTACTAGTTCTGATATGCTTTGAATAACTGCTACTATTACACCAAAGTATAAAGCAATTTTCTCTAACATTACCTTACACCTCCTTCCTTTAATTGTTTCTGAATTCCTATCGTTTCTTGATAAGCAGATTTCAATATTTGCTCAAGTTCTTCCTCGCTTAATTTACTTAGTAATCCATTCTTATATAAAGCATTAACAAATGCATCATATGCTTTAGCGTATCGTTCTACTCCAGGAGAGTCAGGAAAGGCGTCTTGAGCCCATAATACTGTTTGTTTAGCTATTAGTAATATCATATTATGCTTAGCTACTTTATCAGCGTCAATCCCTAATTTTCCAAATATAAAAGCTAATAAAGGAGGAAGGATTAAGATAATTATTTCTTGAATAAAAGATACCCAATCCATAATTTATACTCCTTATTGGTTGTTAAACAAGTCGACTATTTTCGCTTCTAATTTATGAATTAAGTCAATTATTTGCTTTAATTCATCATCTGTTATTTCAAAATCATAGGATTCTTTAGCTGATAAAGTATACTCAGCATATTCTAAAGCGTTTTTAATTGCATGAAAAGAATCCACATTCTGCCTCCTAAATAAATTGAAATAGGAGATTCTATTCTAATTTATATTTAAGAACTGGCTATAATTCCTGCTGTGCGAAGAACAGCTAGTATAGAATTAATTGCTGTAATAACATCCGCAAGATTAGCAGTACCATCTAAGTCTGCGATAGCAGAACTCTTTAAAGTACTATTAATTTTATCTGCTGTAACTGCTCCATCAGCAAGTTTTCCAGTTGTTACTGCTTTATCAGCAAGTTTGTCAGTTGTAATACTTCCATCATCAACTTCATAAACTAAACTGCTAACTAATTTTTCTGCAGACATTATATTTTTTCTATCCGTTGAGCAATAGAGTAGAATATATCTGCTAATTGCTTTTTAGTTATATATTCTTCTTCATAATTGCTAGTAAAAAATTCCAGTGGTTTAGTTCCAGTTAGACAGTTTAAATCTAAATCACCATCATAGCCTTCCAATCTTCCTTTACTAGTATACTGCCAGAGGTCGCAGGGATAGTCAGGCTTCTTTTGTGGGGTCCCATCATTAGTTCCGTAGCGAGGAATCCACACAGCATCAAATTCTTCTATTTTGAGGTTGAGTGTTTTATATAAATGGTGAGCAACATATACCCCTACTTTTTTAGCTCCTAGTTCTCGCAGGGCTTTTTGATATATGGAAATATTTTCCCTGTTTAAGTAAGCTTCTTCTACATCGAGAAACCAGAAAGTAGGTTGGAAGTTTTTAGTAAGACCATAAAACCTTTTAGCTTCTTCAGTAGCTTCAGTGCTATCTTTACATAAAACATAGGCATAAGCTGCAGTTGGTATTCCTCTTTTTTGAAATTCATTATGATGAGTTTTGTAATGAGTATCTATAACCTCTAATCCATATTGAGTTCTGATGATTACCCAATCAACCTGTTGGGATAAAATGTCATAGTTTATCTTTGAAGGTGGTTGATGATGAGATATATCAATAATAGCTTTACTCATTGTAAACCTCTCTATAATTAAATGTTCTTCGTTTTCCTGTTACTTCTTCCAGTCGCCTCTTTAATTTAGGATCTACACTTTTGCCATTTATAACATCAACCAAAATATTTTCTAAGTCTTTAACTCTTTCTTCTAATTTATTTTCAATAGGTTGCATACTGAATATGTCCTTCCATAAATAATTGTTCTAAAAAACTATTAATATTTACTTTCCTATTTATTATGCAACTTGGATATTTTTTAGCTATGTAATCTTCTAAATTAGAATATCCATCTCTGTAATACCATAAGTCAAAAATTACTACCTCATTTTCTTTTTTTCCATAAGAAATAGCATGTGCTATCTCTTTATTACTAATGGTTACATAATAACTTTCATAACCTAAGTAATCTAATAAATAAGCAGTAAAAATAGCAAAGTCATCACAATCCCCATGGAATGGTTGTTTTTCAATAATATTTCCTGGATGATTGACGTCTGGTATTTCAGTCATAACCATTTCTGCAGGAGTAAAATAATAATTACTATATTCAGTCAAGAATTTATCACTAATATATTGGGCATTGGATTGTTTTAGCCATATTTCAATATCTTTTGGTTCTATTATCCAAGTAGGAATTTTAATATAATCTTGAATGTAAGTTGGAGTAGAGGTTGGTTCAGGAGTTGGTTGAGTAGAGTATTGATTACATCCTGTGAGGATAAAGATGAAAAAAATAACAAATAATAATAATTTATTTGATTTCAAAAGTATTACCTTTCTTATAGAAGTAATCCTTAAATGAATAGGGTTGAATTAATTGTGTGAATAACTTTATCTTTTATTTTAGAAATAGAGGTTATGAGTATAGTGTTAATATAAATAGTTAATTGAGGAGGTGAAAAGAAAATCTAATTACCAAAACCTATGCTACTTAGATCTATCCATTTGCTACCATCATATCCATAATAGTGATTAGTAGTAGTATTAAAATAAATAAGACCTTTTACAGGGTTAGTAGGAGCAGTAGGTAGATTTTCTATCACCAACTTTAAGGCTTGATTAGCACAAAAATCTAATTTACTTAATACTTTCATTTTTTTAACCTACTAGAGTAACAGTGTATTGATTAACTGTTGGAGGTTGGGCAAAGTTAATAGTTATAGT